GATAGAAATCTTATTAGTGACGAATTACTTCAAAGTAGATTTGGTTTTGATCCTGATATGGAAAAATCCAGATTAAATAGAGAATATAGAGATAGAGAGTCACAAAGAATGATAGATAAAGCTGGGCCATGGCATGATCCACAATTTGAGAATGCTCTTAAGAAAATATCTTTACAATTAGGTATTGTCACCCCAAGTCAAATAGGATTAGATTTACTAAAGAAAAAACCAGGTGAACAAACGGCCATAGAACTTAAAAACCAACAACTAAAGACTCAGTTGCAGCCCAAAATGGCCAACGATCCCGCACAGGAATCGTTGCCAAAAGAATCAGGCGAAGGAAGGCCAAAATTATCTAAAGATTCTGAAAAACGCAAACAAAAAATATTTTCGCCCCAAACAGGCGCGAAATTAATGCTATGGTCATCTTCTGCACAAGATCAAATAAGCAATATAATAAATCCAATTATTTTAGAATACTTTAACAAAAAAAATATAAGAAGTTTATCTAATACTGAAAATGAAACATTAGAAAATATAAAAACCAATATTCTATTTGATACTAAACCATTTAATAAGATCAATAAAGATATTATGTTATCAAGTAATATGTCAAATAATAATTCTATCAGTAAAGATTTTTATATATGGTTATCTCATTTAAAATCTGAGCTGAATAGAGAACTAACAGTTGAAGAAATAAAGCAAGCAAAAGCGTCTTTTTATACTATGGTGTATAATAATTAATAATATTATTTTCTATAAGCCAAGGTAATAAATATGATAATATATGATCAAGAACAAGATGACGGCCTATCCGCTAAAATCCTAGCAGCATCATCTGTCTCATATGCTTCTGTTGCAGAGCCTTGTTCTTTTAATTCGTCAACAAGATATTTTAAAAGCCTAGCCTCATACAACGATAGTGATCTTTATTATGTTCAATCTATTCTAGTTAGTTCTAATTGGAATAAAAATGACGATATTTTTGATAAAAATGAAGTTTGGCAGGCTAAAAATACCCCAACACATAAGCCTACAAATCTGGAGCATAATGAGAATATTATTGTTGGTCACATAATATCAAACTGGCCTATAACAACAGATGGTATATTAATAGACCCTGAAACACCAATAGAAAATTTACCAGATAAATTTCATATTTTAACAGGATCTGTGATATATAAAGCTTTTAGTAATACTGAATTACGAGAAAGATCAGAAAAATTAATTAGTGAAATAGAATCTGGAAGTAAATTTGTTAGCATGGAATGTTTATTTAAGGGATTTGACTATGGAATTATCAATAAGTCAACAAATGAATATAAAATATTAAGTAGAAATAACGATACTGCATATCTTACCAAATATCTTAAAGCATATGGTGGAAGAGGAGAAAATAATGAATACAAAATAGGACGTGTTTTAAGAAATATAACATTTACAGGCAAAGGATTTGTTGACAGACCAGCAAATGAAGAGAGTATAATTTTTAATAAAAATTTATTAGCAGAGAACAATCAAAATAATAATCTAGAAAAAAATAACAATTTTTCAGATTTAGGTGTAATTAGTATTCGATCAAATGATACAATGGAGAATAATATAATGAGTGTAGAACAAGACGTTACTGAAATCAAAAATAAGTTAGTATCAATGGAAACATCTTGTCAAGAAACAGTCGCAGAAGCAACAGCATCTGTTAACTCTTTAAAAGAACAAAATATTGCTTTAGAATCAAAATTACAAACTCAAAGTAATGAATTTATAGAAAGAGAAGAGCTTATGAAAAAAGAACTAGAAGAAGTCAAAGCTTCGACTTCAGAAGAACTTGTTAATCTACAAACTACTTTAGAAGCTAAAATAACAGAGCTTTCAGAAGCTATGGTTATGAAGGATGAAGAGATGAAGAAGAAGGACGAAGAAATGAAAAAAATGAAAGCAGAGCTAGAGGCTGCCACAGAAACAGTAGCCGCCTATAAGAGCAAAGAAGAAGAAATGCTCAAGAAAGAAAAAATGAACAAGCGTAAAGCAGCGCTAGTAGATAGTGGAATAGAGGATGATGCTGCTGCTGCATTTGTTGAAAAGTTTGTTTCTCTAGAAGATGAGGCTTTTGATGCTATGGCTTCTTTGTTTGCTGCTGTAAAGGTAAAAAAAGAAGATGACATGAAAACAAAAATGAAAGCATCCGAAGAAACAGAAACAGAAACAGAAACGGCCAAAGTGGAGAATAAACCTGCTAAAACTAAAGTTAGTGCTTCTGATCTAGAATCTGTTGAAACAGAAGACTCAGTAGAACTAACAGTTGGATCAGATTCTTCGGATGAAGAAGACACCACTCGCGCAGCTCTTGTTGAATTTGTTTATAGTAAGTTAGGTAAAAAAACTAAGTAAAATTTTTATACGGAGAAATAAAATGGCTCTAAAACCTGATCGTATCGAATATCTAACAGATATTTCCTTTTTCATGAGTACTGTTGCAGAGCGCGGAGGAGTTGTTAGCGCTGTTACATCTACAACCGGAGTTGGCGTGTCCATGGACGATGCCAATGCGGTTGTAGCATATGCCGCTAATCAATCTGGTTCACGTCCACTAGGCGTTCTACTCAATGATGTTGTAAATCTTGATCTTACACGTCAGCATATAAACTGGCATAAAGATGAGGTTCAACTTGGTGGCAAGGTAACTTTGTTACGTCAAGGCCAAGTTACTACAGATAGACTCGTTGCTGGCGTCACACCATCCGCTGGTGTAGATGCTTATCTTGGCGCCAGTGGTTTAATTGGTACAAGCAGTACCAACAGCGTTAAAATTGGTCAGTTCTTGAGCGGCAAAGACACTGACGGCTATGCTAAAGTATCAGTTAACCTATAATTTAAACGGAGAAATAAATATGTCAGCTAAAACTGAAAGATTTCAACCAACACCAGAACTTAGTGATCTACTAAAGCGCTCTGGTTCAGCACAGCGAGAGGTTGCTTTAGCAGCTAATGCCGAATTTGCAAAAGCCCTAGAACTACCTCTACGCCAAGGTATTCTTAATGGCGATGTTCTTAATGGTATTTTTGAACCAATTAGACTTGATCAAAGTGCCACTCCAGAGTTTCCACTAGACTTTTTGGCCCCTGGAACAGAAAAGGACTTTGTAGCATATACAATTCCTAATCATGGATATATTCCAGAGAGACATGTTGAGGGTGATTATGTTATGGTTCCAACTTATGATATTGGAGCTAGCATTGATTATCTTCTAAAGTATGCCCGTGACGCCCGTTGGGACGTTGTTGGTCGTGCTATGGAAGTGCTAGAAGCATCATTTGTTAAGAAAATGAACGATGATGGCTGGCATACACTATTAGCTGCTGGTGTTGATCGCAATATTGTAGTTTATGATAGTGATGCCAATGCTAGTCAGTTTACAAAGAGACTTGTAAGTCTTATGAAGACTGTTATGAGACGCAATGGTGGCGGTAACTCCACATCAAATAACAGAGGAATGCTTACAGATCTTTATGTTTCTCCAGAAGCTATGGAAGATATCCGTAACTGGGGCGTTGATCAAGTTGACGAAGTTACTCGTCGTGAAATCTACACCGCTGCTGACGGCGCTCTAAATAGAGTTTTTGGTGTCAACCTACATGATCTTGATGAACTAGGTGTTGGCCAAGAGTATCAGCTATTCTATACTTCTACTCTTAGTGGCTCATTACCAGCAAACGACACAGAGGTTGTTGTTGGTCTTGATCTAAGAAAGAATGATAGTTTTGTAATGCCAATTCGTCAAGAAGTTCAGATCTTTGAAGACGATACACTACATCGTCAGAAGAGAGCAGGATTTTACGGATGGGCAGAGCAAGGCTTTGCCGTTCTAGATAACCGTAGAGTTCTTCTTGGCTCACTATAATTTAATAGTAAATTATCAGAAACCTAAAGAAAGGCTGGGGCTCTTGCCTCGGCCTTTTTTTTTAGGTGTATTTCTTCTTATACTAGAATGAGTATTTAACACGATAGGAAATCTTTATGGCAGCTAGTAAATATGATTTTTCTATTGAGCAAGGCACTTCTTTTAGACTATCTTTTATATATAAAAATGCTAGTGGGGTAGCTCAAGATTTGAGCGGTTGGTGTGCTAGAATAACATGGGTAACCAATAGTGGAAGTACCCAAGAATTTAGTTCTGATACCACAAATTCAATATATAGTCTAGATGTTGATGGACTAAATGGAAAAGTAACCTTTAATTTGCCAGCAGAAACTACGAATAATTTTAATTTTTATTCGGCTAAATATGATATTGAATTACAAAGTCCGGATGAAATTTATGTTGGAGGAGGCAAATATACCACACGAATACTATATGGGGTTGTTAGTATAATAAAAAGATTTAGTAATACTAGCGATAAATTGGAGTGTTAAAATATGAGTAATTATATTATTGAATTATTAGAACCCCAAACAACAATTATATCATTAGAAACTAGTTATACTAGTGAACTTGAAGATGTGGAAGTTATTTTATATGATAGTTATAATTTAGAAATAATTAATACTGAAAAAATATTAGCTGGTGATTTACCAGACAATATTCCAATGAGTAAAATTATTGGTAATTTAGATGTTTCACGAATAAATAATTTAGATCTTTATTTGTCCACTATAGACGTTGATGGCGGCACACCATAATAAGGGAGAGATATAATGCCAGTCCAAAATAGAATTCAGTTACGTCGAGGAACAGCTGCCGCTGGAGCTAATCAGTGGACCAATCAGGTCTTGTATATAGGCGAGGTGGGCTACGAGACAGATACTGGTAAATTTAAAATTGGAGATGGCTTAACCCAATGGAGTTCTTTGCCATATGCTGCCGTAT